AAGAGTGCTGATATTATAAAATATGGCATTGATGGAATTAGATTAAAGTTCGGCACCTACTCGAAAGTAAAGGCTTGGGGCGATTATGATTACATCTGTGAATTTACTGCGACAAAACCAGTATCACTAGGAACACCATCAAATGTTTCTGTGTCTCAAACAAGCACACACATAAATGTTGGTTGGAGCCACGCTTCTTACAATGGTTCTGCTACTCGTAAATATTATGTTATTGCTAACAACTATGATTTATGGGGAGGATACCATACATTAGGCACTGGCTACACAGGAACAAGTGCTAGCATTGCTATTGATAGTAGTTGGCGTGGATATCCACTTAATATTTGGGTAGTAGCATATGCGGATGATTATCCTTCTGAAAAGTGGAGTTCGCCAGCCGCGACCATCACTCCCACAGTATTTGGCTACATTTGGTATTGTAATGGCAGCACTTGGGTTCAATGTATTCCTTACTATGGAACAGGCGGGAAATGGAAAGAATGTATTCCATACTACGGCTATAACGGTGGATGGAAGGAGGTAGAATAATGTTTAAGATTTATGATGGAAGAGAGCATTTCTATCAGTGGGATTTAGACAGAAAACTTATTGTAGGCGACCGCACTATTCAAGCGGTTCATTTCTGTAATCGCACTGGTGCTTGTGCCATTACTCGTGATTGCTACGATGTAAATGGTATGTGGCTTGTAGATGTTCCAAACTTATGCCTACAAGAAAGTTATCGTCTAAAAGTCTATGGTTTCAGTGCTGCTAAATACACTACTGTTTCCTCACAGTTTGATGTAAAGAGCCGCACCAAGCCAGACGGATATGTTTATACAGATGATGAAATCAACTGCTGGCAGGATTTAGACCAGCGTGTTGCCGCACTGGAAGAGAACCCAGTAAGCGATGAAGCCATTGCTGCTGGTATTGATAAATACCTTATCGAAAATCCAATTGAGGTTGGTGCTACTGACGCAGAGAAGGAGCAGATTGCCCGCAACACAGAAGACATTGCGGCTTTGAAGTCAAAGGCTGACACCCACGCAACAGAAGAGTATGTTGATGCCGCAGTTGCTAATGTGAAGGTAGATGTTGATTTAACTGGCTATGCCACAGAAGAGTATGTAGATAACGCAATTGCTAACATTGATGTAGGCGGTGGCGGCAGTGCTATTGAGTATGTCAATGCCACTGGTGAAGAAACCATTGAGTTAGATAAGACCTATGAAGAAATAATGGCAATGATTGATGCGGGTAAGGTTGTAGTAATCAACTATAACGGAAACCTTTATCACCAATTTAGTGATAGTCCTAATTTCCGCTATGTAGGGGATATGGAAAATCGCGTAATTAGTTTCAATAAGAGGGACTACTCTGTTAGATATAGTGAGAATATCATTCCAGCATATGAAGATGTTGGAACAATCGTTGAGGAAATGTTAGAAGACCGCAACTACCAGACCGCAGAACAAGTTAATGCTGCTATTGAAGCCTATGTAGGGGTGATTGAGAATGGCACTTACTGATAAATTAACCTCTATCGCAAATGCTATACGCGAAAAAGGCGGCACAACCGATAAACTTACACTTGATGCTATGCCTAATGCTATCGCCGCAATTGAAACTGGTGGTGGTAGTGGGGAAGATGGTGTGCCTAATCCTATTGTGATTAAACCAATAAGTAATGGTATATTTGCTAATAACAACCTTGACTGGATATTAGAAAACTATGGTGATAGAGTAGAAATCCAAGGAATGAGTAATATTGTATTAACTGATATGTTTAAGAACACTATTACTACAAAACCTTTGATTGCTAACTATCCAATTACTTTACCTACATCTGCTACTTATTTCTCAACTTCGGATATGTTTAATAATACAAATGTTGTAATGACACAAGAAATGGCAGACGAATTAGCAGATAAGATGTATGACCCAAATAGGATGTTTTATGAATACAAAGGCGAAACTATACCATCCCTAACATTTTATAATGGTACTACTTCAAACTTTAATCAGTTCATAAATAACAGTCCAAATGTAAAAGAGATTGGCACTATTTATAATATGAAACCAAGTGGCTACTGTTCTAATCTATTTGCTGGTAATTCAAATGTAAGAGAGTATAAGTTAGAGAACTTTGATTTCACTTCTACGCATACACAATCTCTGGCTTATCTACATGCTTGTTTTAGTCGTAATTATTCACTACGCACTGTTGATACTGCTTTCTTAAAAGAGTATTGGAATAATAAAACTACCAATAATCAGTTAAATAGCACATTTGAATATTGTGCTTCTTTGGATGAAGTTGTAGGTTTAAGCCCACAGACAGAAACACTAACTTCTAACGGTTTTCGAAATACATTTATCTATTGTTATCGCTTAAAGAATATTATCTTTGATACACAGGATGATGGCACACCTTACATTGCTGAATGGAAAAATCAAACTATTGATTTAAGCATATATGTTGGTTGGGCTGGTTATAGTAATGCTGATAAAGATATTACTACCAATTACAACAGCGGCATTACCGCAGATAAGGAAGTAACAAGTAAGACTACATACAATGCTTTAAAGGATGACCCTGATTGGTGGAGCCGTGATTTTAACTTCTCCCGCTTCAATCACGATAGTGCGGTAGCAATGATTAATAGCCTACCAGACACTAGTGCTTATCTTGCTACACAAACAAGCGGCACCAATACAATTAAGTTCTATTCTAATGCTGGTTATAGCACCGATGGCGGTAGCGTAAGCCAACTAACCGAAGAAGAAATCGCAGTGGCAGCGGCAAAGGGTTGGACTATTAGTTATACAGTCTAATAAGGAGGAAATAATATGAAAGCAAAAACATTCGCATTAGTGCGTTATGATGCTGATGAAGGCAAGGTGTTTGATTGGAAGGAACCTCGCTTCATTGAAAATGAGGAAGGAGAGCAAATCCAAGAGCACCTATATGCTACCACCCTCTTTATTGGTGGTAATGACAGCATTGATAATTACATTGAAGTTGAGGTGATTTGATGTTTTACCTTAACAAAAACATTCCGTTAGATGCGGCGATACTAACAAAGATGATTAATCGCTATAACATTGAAGTAAAGCCGCGACTAACAAAGAATAAGAAATATTACGATGGTATTCAAACCATCTTACAAAAATCCTATGCCGACCCAAGCAAGCCATGTAGCCGCACCATTATTAACTACTGTAAGAACATTGCGGATAGTTATGCGGGCTACCTTGCTACACCCGGCTACATTAGTTATACCTCTGACAATGACATTGAGGAAATTATGAATATTCTACGCTACAACGATTATCAGGCAGAAGATAGTGATTTCCTACTTGATGCTCTTGTATATGGTATTGCGGCAGAACTAATGTATATTGACGAAGACGGTCATACACGTTTCCGTCTTATCAATCCTACTTCTTGCTTTGGTGTGTGTGATGATAGCCTAACAGGGGACCTACTCTACTTTGTTCGCATTTATGCGGCAAGTGAATGGGATAACAGCAACACATATTTTGTAGATGTATATAGCAACAATTCCATTACTCAATATAAGATGAGTGGCGAAAACGGACAATTGATTTTTATTGACGAATAGCCGCATTTCTTCTCACAGGTTCCCGCGAACATTTTTGCTCTTCCAGATGAAAAGAGCATTTTTGATTGTATCCTAACATTACAGGATGCCGCAAATGAAATCGTTAGTGCTGAAATTGATGATTACAATGCTTTCTGCGATGCTTACTTAACCCTTATTGGTGTAGATGCTGACAATGATGATGTAGCCGCAATGAAGCAGAACCGCATTCTACTTCTACCAGAAGGAGCAGCGGCACAATGGCTAACCAAGAACAGCAGCGACACCCAAGTAGAGAACATCTTAAAGCGTATTCAAGAAAGCATCTATCGCATTGCCGCCTGTCCTGATTTCAGCAGTGAAAGTTTTGTTGGTGGTGTAAGTTCTGGTGTTGCTATCCGTTATCGTTTAACTGGTATGGAGACAAGAGCGGGAAAGATTGAAGGTGCTATGAAGAAGGCACTACAACGTCGAGTTGAAATCATTGCTGGTATTGCTTCTCTCAAACTTGGAGAAGAGGTATTCCGCGATATTAACATTGATTTCAAACGCAATATTCCAGAAGACAATACTTCTCTAATCAATATGATTAATTCCTTAAAGGGAACTGTAAGCGATGCTACACTTCTTGGTATGCTTCCATTTGTTGATGATGTAAATGCGGAGTTAGAAGCCGTAAAGCAACAGCGAGAAGAGAATATGTCTATCTATGACTTTGGCTTTGACGAAAAAGAGGAAAATTGAAAAGAGGTCTGGAAAAATCTTTACTAATCCAGACCTCTTTAAATTACTTTCTTGTTGGTAGGAGGTAAAGCAATGAGTAATTATTGGGCTAAAAGAATTGCTCGTTCCCAAGACCAACTAACACAAAGAAACATTAAGGAAACCGAAAAGCAATTAGCAAAATACTATGCCACTACTATGGCTGGTGTTTTACAAGCCTTTGAGGATACTTATAACAAGTTGTTAGCAACTATGGAAGCGGGTAAGGCTCCTACTCCTGCGGACTTATACAAGTTAGATAAGTATTGGCAACTACAAGGTTAGTTAAGACAAGAGTTAGAGAAACTTGGCAACCGTCAAGCGGTTCTATTGAGTAAGAACTTTGAGCGTAATTTTAATGAAGTTTATAACTCAATGGCAATGCCAAGTAGTAAAGCCTTTACCAAACTTGACACCACAACGGCAAAACAGATGATTAATAGTGTGTGGGTTGCTGATGGTAAGAGTTGGAGCCAAAGAATATGGGGCAATACCGATAAACTACAAGCCGCACTCAACGCACATTTGATTGAGTGTGTAGCCGCTGGTAAGCCCGCAACAAAACTTAAAAAAGTATTACAGGAAGACTTCAATGTGAGTTTCAACAGGGCTGACGCATTAGTTAGAACTGAAATGGCACACATACAAACACAGGCGGCACAACAACGTTATAAAGACTACGGCATTAAACAGGTTGAAGTATTCGTAGATGAAGATGAAAAGACTTGTGAGGTTTGTGCGGCAGAAGAAGGAAAGAGATACAACATCAATGATGTTATGCCTGTTCCTTTCCATCCGCGTTGCCGCTGCTGTATGGTTCCTGTAATTGATATTGATGATGATGACTAATACTTGTCTTTCAGGGGCTAGACATTAAAGAAGCAACTATTAGACAAGGGGCGGCAGTGCCGCAACTTATGGAGGTAATAATTATGGAAAATACTAACATTGAAAACACCGGTGTTGAGACAGTAGATACTACTGCTAATGAAGTAAAGACATATACCCAAGAAGAGGTTATGGCACTGCTACAAAGTGAGAGCGACCGTCGTGTCTCACAGGCACTTAAAAAGCAGCAGAAGGAATACGAAAAGAAACTTTCCCTCTCCAAACTCGATGATAACGAGCGTGCGAAAGCGGAGAAGGATGCGGAAATCGCGGAATTAAGAGAGCAACTTGCCGCCTTCCAGATTGAACGCAACAGAAGCGAATTGAAAAGCGTTCTTTCTTCTCGCGGTTTAAGTGCGGAGTTTGCCGACATCATCAACATTACTGATGATATTGAGGCATCACAGGCGAATATTGACCTGTTAGATAGACTTTTTAAGTCTGCTGTAAAGGCAGAGGTAGAGAAGCGTTTAGCGGGTAATGCTCCAAAGGGTAATGGTGGAGCCGCCGCACAAACCATTACAAAAGAAACAATTAGTAAAATGAGTATAGCGGAATTACAGAAGTTGCGTAGAGAGCAACCAGAAGTGTATGCCCGCCTATACGGTTAATTATAGGAGGTTGCTATTATGGCACATCAGGTTTATGAAAATGTAGTTCTTGGCAACAAGATTAATGACATTCTAACTACCGCAATCAATCTAAACGATTATATGACTATTGACACTTCTCTTACCGAGAATGCTGGTATGAAGAAGAAGATTATCACCTACACCTCTACTGGTAATGTTGAGGCTCTTGCTATGGGTGAGGGCAACACTGGTTCTCTCGAAGTCCAGAAGAGCGAAGTAGAATATGAGGCTCTAACCTATCAGGGCAAGTTTGCTTTCTATGATGAGGAAGAGGCTATTGACCCAATGGTTGTTGATACTGGCTTAAAGCACAGTGCCGACAATATGGTAAATACTTTCACCGCTAACGCAGTTGCCGAGATGGATAAGGCTACTCTTGAAGTTGCTGTTGATGCTTGGTCTTTCGACGCTGTTGTTGATGGTATTGCCAAGATGAATGTTGAGAACGAGGAAGGTCTATTCCTACTCATTTCTCCTGCTGACAAGGCTGCTTTCCGCAAGGCTCTTCGTGAGGACCTTTCTTACAGCGAAGGCTATGTCCGCACTGGTTATATTGGCACTGTTGCTGGTGTTCCAGTAATCGTTTCCAAGGCTATTCCATAGGGCAAGGGCTATCTTGCGACCAAGGAAGCAGTAACCGTCTTCATTAAGAAGGATACCGAAACCGAGTATGAGCGTGATGCCGACAAGCGTAACAACTCTTACTGGGTCCGTAAGGTTGCTATCGTTGCTCTAACCAATGCTAACAAGATTGTTAAGATTGTTGTTGGCGGCTAATTGAAAGTGAATTGATAGGAAGGAGGATTTCTTCTTCCTTCCTTTCTTCTGTAAAGGAGGGTTAAACGATGATAGAAGAAATCAAACTTCTACTTGGTGATGCCGCAAATAATTTCACTGACGCACAGATTGGTTTAGCATACAAGATTTCCTTAATGGAAGTTGAAGAGTATTGCCGCCGCCAAGCAGACGCAGTGTTAGAGTATGCGGCAGAACGTATTGCGGTTATGAAGTTGCTTCGCATTGGCACTGATGGTTTAGCATCACAGGGTTATAGCGGAGTAAGTGAAACCTATATAAATGGCTTACCAGAAGACTTACAGAAACTTCTAAATGGTAAGCGTAAGATTAAGGTGGTGTAAGCCTTATGATTAACGCACAAATGCGGGATTACAAGTATTACACCTACGGCGACAAAAATAGTTATGGTCAGCCGCAGTTAAGTGCGGAACCACAAGGCAC